TTCAAGAATGTTGCAGATGGTGGAAGAACCCCAGCCGTACACATCTTTGAAAGTCTTGTTTTGTTCACGCCTTCTGTGCTTGGAGTGCGTATTCGGCATAACCAACAAAAACGCCGGTCGAAATTCTACACTTTGCCGAGAGCAAAAACGAGCCGCTTTCCCGAAAAAACTCCGGAAAAGCGGCTCATACTAAAACCTAATTAAACGCTTCAATAATCCAATCGCGTCCGGTAATGCTGAAAATGGTATTAGGGGTAAGCGAGCAAATGGTATCGCAGAGACGATCTACTACCTTCTCCAAGGTTGCAAAAACCTCGTTTTGAAAGCCGCGCTTTCGTATCTCCTTCCAGATCTGCTCTATCGGATTCATCTCTGGTGTGTATGGAGGGATATGGAAAAGCACAATATTCTCAGGCACTTCCAGTGTTCCTGATTTGTGCCATGCAGCTCCATCACAGCACATCAGAATGGTATCCTGTGGAAATTGTTTGGATAATTCCCGCAGAAACAGATTCATACACGCAGTATTGCAATAGGGCATGACAAGAAAGCAGGATTCCCCAGTTAGCGGCTCGACCGCACCATAGGCATACCGGTATTCCCGAATATGGTGACATGGAACGCTGGGTCGGATGCCTTTTTCGCACCAGCAGTACTTGGGATGGTTGATGCGGCCGAAGCCTGCCTCATCCTGGAACATAAGGCGCACTTTTCCACAGCCCCTGTGGAGATTTTTCAGTTCACCGATGGTGGTTTTAATTTTTTTGAGGTCTCAATGACCTCCTTGCTTGCCTTTTTAGGGTGCCTACTGCGGGGCATGACCTTTCTCCAGCCATGTCGGTGCAGAACGTAGTAAATCTGACTGGTGCCAATAGAGTGGCCTACCGCCTGTTGGTATGCCGTCTCAATTTCGCTGATTTCCACAAGCTCACCTTTTTCGGCCCTGGCCTTAAAAGGGGCAAGTATCGCAGCTTCTTCCTCAATACTCATATTACGGTGATTACCGCCATAATGATTCCCGGAGATTGCTTCCAGTCCATGATCCCGATATTTCGCCACCAGTTGGCTCACATAGGCTGCATGGAAGCCCGTTGCCTGCGAAACCTCACTGAGTTCCATACCCTCTGCTCGCAGTTCAAGTGCTTTCAATCTTGCATCCGCACGTTTGTCCTTTGTCTCTCTGCGTGCTGCCTTTATTGCGGCCATTTCCTCATTGCTGAATTTATAGTTCGATGCCATTATTCATCACCCAGATACAGTATAGCATATCTGGTAAGAT